CAAGAATAAGTACATCGTTCTTGAGTATCAGGGTCCTATCACTAGGACTCAGCTAGACAAGCTACAGATTGAGCCCTGTTACGAAAGTGCTAACGATGAGTACTACGGCGAAGTATGGGTATGCGAAGGTAAGGTTATTCGTGTAGCTCTGGAGAGCATCGAAGCTTCCTTCCGTCCTCCTTACTACGTAAGCGTATGGGAGAAGGACCCATCCTCCATCTTTGGATTTGGTATCCCTCTCATGATGGAAGACGCTCAGCGTGTTGTCAACCAGACATGGCATATGATCCTGGACAACAGCTACAGGTCTTCTGGCCCTCAGGTTGCTATGAACAAGCGCCTGATCGAGCCTGCTAACGGTAAGTGGGAGTTTGGACCAGACCAGCTGTGGTACATCACAGAGGATGACAAGACTGTACAGGAGGCTATTCAGTTCTTTAACATTCCTAATGTTACTGAGCTGCTAGTTCCTATCCTGAACATGGCACGCAGTTTTGGCGAAGAGGAGAGCTGCATCCCACTGATCGCTGCCGGACTAGAGAGTCCTCAGCTAGGGGACAGTGCCACTGGAGCCCTTATTGCCCAGCAGGCATCTACTACACTCCTAGACTTCATGAGCGAGGAATGGGACAGCCATATCACTGAGCCTGTCATCGAAGCTTGGTATGCGTGGAACATGCAGAACAACAGCGACCCTAGCATCAAGGGCGCATTCTCTGTAGACGTTCGTACTTCTACGCAGTATAAGAACAAGCAGATGCACTTGCGTGATCTTGAGAAGCTCTCTGTAGAGGCCGCTCAGAATGAACAGCTGGCCGACTGGTTGAACATCCCTGCGCTGCAGCGCGTACGCTTGTCAGCCATGAACATCCCAGACGCCAGCATTGTCAAGACTGAGGACCAGTACCTAGCTGACATCGAAGCAAAGCAGGCAGCACAGGGCCCAGACCCTGCCCTTATGGAGCTGCAGCTACGTGCTCGCCAGATTGCTCTGGAAGAGGCCCGCCTTGCATTCGAGATGCAACAGCAGCAGCAGCGTGAAATCCTAGAGCACTCAGAGAAGATGGAAGCGACCCGTGCTAGACTTATCGAGTCTGAGGCACGTGTGGCCGTTAGCCAGAACGAGAAGGAGATTGAGCTGCTCAAGCTGGCTCAGAGGAGCGAAGAGGCTGCCGCCAAGATTCTATCTAACGAGCGTATCCAGCTTGCTAACATCCAGACCCAGACTTTCCTCAAGTCTCTGGAGGAAGCACGAGCACAGCGTGAGGTAGAAGTCAAGCAACGTGAGGCTATGGCTTATGAGCAGCAGGTAGAGGCTCAGGCAGCGGTCGCTAGGATGTCCGGCAATGAGTGATAGAAGCAAGACCCTGATGGCCCGTGTGTCTTTCCACGGGCCTGACTGTGCAGCCATCATGGAATGGCTGCAAGAAGAAAGACAAGAGAGGCTTGACAAGCTAGTCAAGTCAACATCATGGGACGACTCACTTAAGCACCAAGGCGCCATCAATCAGATTGACAGGCTCCTGCGTGTGGAGGAAGACGCGAGAAAGGCTCTCGCCTCTAGATAAGGACACTAATGAATACCAACCCACTAACTACTGAAGAAGCTAGTCAGCTATTCACCGAAGTAAGTAAAGCTGTGAAGGAAGGCGACGGCGTAGCCCTCGCTAATGTTCTCTCACAAGAAACTCCAGAAAAAGAGGAGCAACCTGAGGAGGAAACTTCCGCCGAGGAGGAGGTAGAAACCTCTAACGATGAAGCCGAAGGTGATACTCCTGAGGAGGAAGATAATGAACAGCCCGCCGAAGAGGCCGGCAATGAAGATGAGGAAGAGCAGGAAGACGATCCTATCTCTGCACTTAAGGCCGAAATTGCTACCCTGAAGAAGGAGCTACAGGCATCTAAGTCGCAGCTAGGTAGAGTATCTAGTCTACAGTCTCGCCTCGCAAAGCTAGACCAGCAGCTAAGGGAGCGTACTTCTTCTACCTCTGGTCAGATCACAGAAAAAGTCGATCCAAAGATTCGTGCAGCACTGAAGGACTTGGAGGATACCGACCCAGCTCTTGCTAACGCGGTGGCGGAAGCCATCAAGGAAGCTCTAGCTACGGTTGCTTCTGAATCAAGCGCGCAGATCACTGATACAGTCAAGGCTCTCCGCGACATTGATTACGAAGATTATCTAGAGCAGCAGAAGACTATTCTGCTATCTAAGTATCCTAATGCTCCGCAGGTGTTTGCTAGCGAACATTGGAAGGCTTGGAAGGCCAATGCGCCTGAGCATGTACGAAGCCTAGCCAGTTCTGATAGTGCTGAGGCTATGCTACTTGCCCTTGATCTGTACAAGCAGGATATGCTAAGACGCTACCCTGACCTGGCCAAGGAGCAAGAGCAGAGCACGCATAATACAGGAAAGGCTTCCGTAAACGAAGAGGCCCAGAGGATTGAAGCATCACGAGCAAAGCGTAAGGCTACCTCAGTGGACGTTAAGGGAGGACGTGCCCCTACGCCCGCACGAGAACCTCTCGACCCGGATGCTATCTTCCGACAGGCTATGGAACTTGCCCGTAAACGAAGGAACGGGGAAGTATAACTAATAAGAGGAACTAAATGTCTTTCGGTATTACTACTTACGGAGATATCAGCCCCCGCGTTGGTATCTATGCTGTTGCTAACTTTCTAGCTCATGCTGAGCCAGTAGAGGTGCTGGCTAAGTTCGGTCTAAACGAGGCCGTACCAAAGAACAAGGGTCAGCTAGCGGTATTCCGTCGCTTTATCCCATTCGAGATCAACACCACCGCTCTAGTGGAAGGTGTTACTCCAGCTCCAAACCAGCTACAGTACGAGGACGTTTCCGTTGTACTGAGCCAGTATGGTGCATGGGTTAACTTCACTGACGTAATTGCTGACACTCACGAAGACCCAAATCTCCAGAAGATTACTATGGGTCTAGGCGAGCAGGCAGCTGCTACCAAGGAAGCTATCATCTGGCGTGAGCTGATCGGTGGTACTAATGTGCTCTACACCGGCACTGCCACCCAGCGCTCTGAGGTCGCTGCTCCGATTTCTGAAGAGGACCTAATCGCTGCTCAGCGCTACCTCAAGGCAGCTAAGGCTAAGCCTATCACCAAGATGCTTAAGGCTAGCACCAACATCGCCACTGAGCCTGTAGCTCCAGCCTACATCGCATTCGGTCACACCAACCTAGAGCCAGACTTCCGTGCTCTAACTGGCTTCGTACCACGCGAGAAGTATTCTAACTACAACGTAGTTAGTGAGTGGGAGCTTGGTAAGTTCCAGGATATCCGTGTAGTGCTATCACCTGACCTAGAGATTTTCTACGGCGCTGGTGATACTTCACCTACTGGTGTCCTTAGCGCGGATGGTGTTCGTGTTGACGTGTATCCAATCGTCATAATTGGTCAGGATGCGTTCGGCATCGTACCACTACGTGGTATGGATGCGGCTACCATCACCATTAAGAACCCAACCCCAACCTACGAGGACCCACTAGCACAGCGCGGCTTCGCTTCTTACAAGATGTGGTATGCCGTTGTTCGCCTAAACGAGGCTTGGATGGTTCGTATCGAAGCTGCGGCTTCCGCCTAATTCAGCCTACTTAGAGGAGAATAACTAATGGCTATCTACACTTCAAACCTAATCAAGAAGAAGCACCGCCATCGTGGTATCTACGGCGGCAAGGAGTACTCAGTAGAGGGTGTGATTCGTATCCCAAGCGGTACTCAGCTAACTACTTCTGACGTTCTCAAGTTCGTGCCAATCGGCGAGAACCAGGTCGTCAAGGAAGTATGGGCACACGCCGTCGGCAATACCGGCTCTCTGGAGATCAGCATCGGCTACGCTCAGATGCTGGACAGTGCAGGTAATCCTGTCAAGGTGCAGCGCCAGGGGCCAAGTGCTTATGTTCCAGCTAGTGAGACCTTTACCTCACCTGCTAGCAACCTGAGCGCCTATGCCGCAGCTGCTGCCCTATCTACTGCTCGTCAGGTAGTTGCTCCGGCTATCAAGCTTGCCGGTCCTGTGGACCTGGCCGCTGCTGTTACTACCGGCGATACTCTAGCCGAGGACGTTGAGATTCACGTCGGTGCGGTTATTGTCGGTGAGGTCAGCGACGAAGAGCTAGTTGGTGGTTATCCACCACGTACTGATTATCTACTAGACAACTAATCTAGTAGTACTGTAGGCAGGGAGCTTAGGCTCCCT